AAAGTATTAGAAGACTTGGCTAGTAAAGTGGCAATTTCTACGGGAATGGCAGTGGAAATAAATCACAGTGCTGACTATGGCGGCTATCAAGTGACAACAAATAAAGGCTCCACAGTGTTACACCATAGAGGGTCAGCAAAGGAAACAAAGGCTTTTCTTGCAGGAATCCATGCGGGTATTTACTTGCAGTTAAAAGCAAAATAGAGTTGACTTATAAGGAGACATCTGCAAAGGTGTCTCTCAATAAACCAACCAAGGAGTAAGACAATGACTCAATATGTGAGAAACATTCTTAAGACGTACCGCATTGCGACAGTGGAAGATGTAGCCAATGGCGTTGAATGGTACGATAGAGCCAAGCGCATGGCGGCATGGATTGCCAAAGAGACTGACATTCAAGAGGCAACAGTCATTGGTGTCATGGCGGCACTATCGCCTAACAATCGTTGGGAGCGCAATTGCAAGGATGCTCTGTCAATGTGTCAGGCTTGGATCAATGGCGACAGTTTGGATGACTTCAAGGTGTCATGCTATAACGCCATGAAACAGAAAGCTTGGTCTATATTGCAGGATGATTTACAGGATGACGCATCAATTCTTACCCGCCTCAATGGGCAGAAAATCCGCTCTTTCTATTCCAATATTCGTGGGCTTGATGAAGTTACAATCGACGGTCACGCATTGAATATCGCAAGAGGTAAGCGCGAAGGGCTGACATCTGACAAGACTAACATGGGCAAGAAACAGTATCGTGAATTGCAAGCCGCCTATGTCACAGCTGCCAAGCGCATCAAGGTAAAGCCCAGCGAATTACAGGCTATCACTTGGACAACATGGAAAAGAATCCACAACATCTAAAAAGTTGTTGACATCTAGGGTACACTCTGGCAGTGTACCTTTACATGCCAACGCATGGAACTAAACTCAAACCTAAAAGGAGAACATTATGTTCTATTGTATCGCAACTAAACCACTCAATGATGACACCCAAGGCTTTCGCTTCAATGTTCTTGGCCTCAAGGGTCTGACCCGCAAGCGCATTGCCAAGACACGCTGGGGAATTACTTCAGGTAAATCCATGAAGGCTGTCCACATCGGCAAGCGTTCAATCTACTTTGAGCGTGTGCTAAACAAGTTATCAGCGCGCCGGATTCGTCACTTTGCAGGATGACCTGCCAAGATTTCTCGAAAGAGAATTAGATATGATGGGTGTCATGCCTCACAGTGTGGCACCTAAGCAACCACAAGAAAAACCTGAGCCACCTAAAGTATGGGATGGCAAAGGTGATTGCCCATTCTAAGGAGAATGAAATGGATAAATATATTGACAGCATAACAGACTTAGGTTATGGATGGACAGGTACACTTTACAGTGATGGTACAATGCGAGTGCAGGGTGACTTGCAAGAGAGTGACTGCATTGACCTACCTAAAAACAGTGTGGAGAGACTAGCCCGTATCTTCAGAGAGATAAAAGAGGAGTTAGAATAATGAAGGATAAAGAAAAACGCAGATATTCATTGTCAGCAGCATACTCTAGGGTGCTCACTATAGAAACAATGGAAGACCCTGATGATCTGTACTATGACGACATGGATAGTATAGTTAGAGGGCTGGAGGGTACAACCCTATTATACAGAGAAAATAATAATTGTCAAGAGGAAATGTGATGAACCGTGAGAAATTAGCATATAAGAAGGGGGCAAAGGATGCTTACTATGGGCGTAGTTGGAATCCAAAATTACCCCTTGACGACGAGGGTACTTCTGTGCTAGAGATCGAAGACATGACAAAGCTAGAGATTGCGGAGTACAGTAAAGGCTACTACGCCGAACCATACGGACAGAAGGATTACGGAGATGATAACCCAACAGAGTGACAGTAAGTTTGTCAGCCACGAACCTTGCCCAGAATGTGGGTCAAGTAATAACCTTGCACGATACGATGACGGTCATGGCTACTGTTTCGGGTGTGAGTATTGGGAAGCAGGGGAAGGTGACGAGGTGGAAAGATCATTCAAGAAACTTGAGGTTGTACCTTTGGAGAAGATGACAGCTATCTATCGGGGTATGCGTGGCATATCGTCGGACACCATGAAGTTCTTTGGCTGTGAAACATACCTCAACTCTAAGGGCGAGGAGGAATACCAGGACTATGTATACCCCTCTGGCGGCATCAAGTCCCGCATCTTCCCAAAAGATTTTCGTGCCAAGGATGGCTTCAAGTCAGATGAATTGTTTGGCATGAACCTATGGAACGCTGGAACATCCAAGACTGTGACCATCACAGAGGGTGAGTTAGATGCCATGTCTGTCTATCAGATGATGCACAACCCGAAGTATCCTAACCCTGTTGTGTCATTGCCATCAGCTAAACCATCACGCAAGCTGTGGGAAAACGTACACGACTGGCTGTCATCCTTCGACAAGATCATCCTGTCTGTGGACAATGACGAGGCAGGGAACGCTGTTGCCCAGCGTATCGCTAAGATGTACCCAAACAAGGTGTACCGTGTACCACACGACAAGTACAAGGACGCCAATGAGTTCCTACAGGCTGGCGCAGAACAGGCGTTCAAGGCTGCGTGGTTCAACGCTAAGAAGTACACGCCAGAGAATGTCATCAACACGACAGAGCAATTCCTTGGGATGTATAACAAGGCGGATGACCATGTCTATGTAGAGACAGGGCTGCAAGAGTTTGACGAGATGTGCCTTGGCCTTATGCAAGGACACTTCACCCTGTTCAAGGCGGCGACAGGTATAGGCAAGACAGAGTTTATGCGGTACCTTGAGTACCGTATCTTGAGCCAGTACCCTGAGATAAAGATTGCCATCTGGCACATGGAAGAAACAAAACTTCGCTCACTCTTAGGCCTTGTGTCATACCACATACAGGACAACCTGACTCGCAAAGACCTGATCGAAGAGAAGAACATGGACGGTGCTGTCAAGAAAGCCATTGAGGAATTGACTAAAGACGAGAGGCTCTATCAATTTTATTTGAATGACGAGGATGACCCCCTTGACTTATTGTCTCATATAAGGTATCTATCTCAGGCGTGTGGTGTTCAGTACATCTTCTTCGAACCTATACAGGACATCAGCGCAGGTGTTGCATCGGAAGAAAGCAAAGAGCAATTCCTTGCAGACCTTTCTGTCAGACTATCCAAGCTGGCAGCTGAATTAGGAGTAGGTATTGTGACGATTGGACACACTAACGACGACGGTGCAGTAAAGTATTGTCGTATGATTGAGCAACGGGCTTCAGTTGTGGTTGACTTGAAGCGAGATAAACTATCAGAGGATACAGAAGAACGTAACACAACCAAGTTACTCGTAACAAAGAACCGTCCAGTAGGGCCGACAGGTTATGCTGGTCAGTTACAATTCGAACCTGCTACCTTCACTCTTAGTGAGAAACCATATGACTTTTAGCCACATGGATTCAGTAGCTGCAACACTATACTTTCTGGGTGTATACTTTCACTATGTACACCTTCAAACTATCTTCGATCTACTTGATAGACCCGAAGACTTAGACAAAGGCAGGGCTAAACTAAGAAGTTTGTTTTGGCCTTGGACAGTAGTTTGTATCTTGTGGTACGATCTATTTGGAAATGACGAGGATGAAGAATGAAAACTGTAGCAATGGACATCGAAACAGAGAGCCTAGACCCTGAACATATCTGGGTTATCTGTGCCGAAGATGTGGACACAGGGGATCGTGAAAGATTCCTTAACGTCACATCAATACCCGAAGAAAGAGATCGGTTTGTAGACTACCTCAAGGGCTGTGANTACTTTGTGTTCCACAATGGCATAGGCTTTGATGTCAAGGTAATCAACAAGCTACTAGGTAACATCATGCCTACTGNNAAGGTGATCGACACACTGATTGTGTCACGCCTAGTACAGTACGACATGAAAGACCAAGACGAAAAGATGCGTAAGAAACTTCTCGCTAAGTACAAGAAAGAATCCCTAGTCGAAAAGGAATTTCCGAGGCGCATGATTAACCGTCACAGTCTAGCNTCATGGGGTTGTCGTCTTGGNGAGTACAAGACAGGCTTCAAGGATTTCGACAAACTATCTGACGAGATGATTGAGTACTGTGAGCAAGACGTTATTGTGACTGTCAAATTATACAATCACTTTAGGAAGATCATCGAAGACCCTGANTGGCATGATGCTATTCGGTGTGAGCANGACATACAAGTACTGTGTGAACAGATGTCTTACAATGGTTTCTTCTTTGAAGAGGATAAAGCAGAGGAGTTGTTAGGTGAAATCCATTCAAGAATGGAAGACCTTGAACGCAGTTTTCAAGAAGACTTCCCCCCTAAACTTACGGAAGTCAATCGTATCAAGTACCGAAGGAAAGCAGATGGTACTTTATTCTCTAGTGTCAGCAAAGCACAAGACAAATACTTTGCTACGGCGCTAGATAAATCGGTTGACCCCAATGAATTAGTGTGCTATGAGTACATCAACTTCAACCCAGCGTCACCTAAGCAACGGATCGAAAGACTATGGGAAGCAGGTTGGGAACCATTTGAGAAAACGAAAGGACACATTGAGTATGAACGCGAACAACCAAGAGCGTGGCGCTAAGTTTGCCAAGTACGGATGGACACTGTCCGAAGGTAACTTAAGCACACTACCTAACACTGCACCTGCCGGAGGTAAACGTCTAGCTGAGTGGCTTACCCTTGAGGGTAGGCGTTCATCTCTGGTGGAGTGGTTGGGTCATGTCAAAGAGGACTCACGGATACACGGACAGTTCCAGCACATTGGTGCATGGACAGGTCGTATGTCTCACCGTGACCCTAACCAAGCTAACATCCCGTCTGAGTTTCATGGTGAACCTAAGACAGAAGTGGAGAAGGTTAAGGCAAAGTACGACGGTCAGTTTCGTGGGCTGTGGTCTGTACCTGAGGGTTCATGGTTGGTAGGTACTGACGCAGAAGGCATACAGTTGCGAGTACTTGCGCACCTTATGAAGTCAGAAGAATATGTACACGCTATTGTGTCAGGTAAGAAGGAGGACGAAACAGATATTCACAACCTAAACCGCAAGGCTTTGGGTATGTCTCACATCACACGGGACATGGCTAAGACATTCATCTACGCATTTTTGCTGGGTGCAGGTAACGCTAAGATCGCACAGATACTCAAGGTAAAACCTAGGGAAGCAGCGGATGCAGTAGATAACTTTATGGAATCTATCCAAGGCTTGTCTAAACTAAAGAAGAAACGTGTGCCTGAGATTGCAAGTCGTGGTTGGTTCAAAGGTCTTGACGGACGTAAGGTAAAAGTTCCTAACGAACACAAGACCTTAGCNGGTATGTTACAGAACGGTGAGTCCGTCATTATGAAACACGCTGCACTCAAGTGGGTACGTCGTGCTGAGAGACAGTGGATTAACTTCCGTCTTGTTACATGGCCCCACGATGAATGGCAAACAGAAGTTTGCGGAGATTACCCAGACGCTGAGTTGCTGGGTAAGATACAGAGACAGTCTATCGAAGATGTAGGCGAAGAGTTTAACATGATATGCCCACTAGCGGGATCGACTGACATCGGTAGGAACTGGAGAGACACCCATTGATATGGATTATTTCTTTACTACCTGTCATTTTTGTCTTGACAATTAGGTTAATAGTTGGTATATGGAACGCAGAAGCTGCCAAGAAGGAGAGTAACATTGGCTAAATACAAAGAAGTAACTACAACGGGTCCAATCGAATGGGCTAAAATCTTTGAGTCCACCCGTGACATGGTTGGTTACGAAGGTTCTTATGAGGATTGCAACGGTGCCTATACCGTTAATCAAATCCTTGATAAGTCTGAGTTCGAGAAGCTTAAGGCTGCTGGTACACAGAAGAAGCCCAATCAGAAACGTCTGATGGAAGGTGAACTGATGCTTAAGTTTGAGCGTAAGCACCTTGTTGTCACCAAGGATGGGCGTGAGATTTCACAGGCAGGTGGCGCACCTAAAGTAACTGACGCAGATGGTCAGCCTTGGGACGCAGACATCAACGGTAACATCGGCAATGGTTCTATGGCTGCTGTGACTAACCTAATCACTACCTTCCAAGGAAGTGACGGTAAGACTTACTCACGTACAAGTCTTGTCTCAATCAAAATCTTAGAGTTCGTTCCTATCCCTGAACGCGAAGACGAGATCGAAGCTGCCTAAAAGTTTCCCTCAACTGGCAGGGCTTCGGCCCTGTCCTTTTTCTTACCTTAGAAGGTGTTGTTTAAATGAAAATAATCTACTTACTAATCTGGTTTAATACAACACCAGACCAAGGTATCAGGTTCCACCACTTAGGTACCTTCGCTAATGAAACTATTTGTGAGGCTGAGTTAAGAATTGCATCGGTCTTAGTTAACAATCCTACTGAAACTATATCTTGCATAGGGGTGCGTGTGGATGATTAAGACAACATACATTGACCACATGGGCAGCGACTTGACCGTAGCCAACGCAGCAAGGGTATCGTTTGGTAAGACAAGCGAGATGGAAGACGATCCTTGGGGGCCACCCAAGCTGAAGGCTAAAGATGATAAGCTGATCCGTTACCTTGCCAAGCACAAGCACATCAGCCCATTCGGCCATTGCTTTGCCAGCTTCCACATCAAGGCACCAGTGTTTGTAGCGCGTCAGTTGGTCAAGCATAAGTTCCTACGTTGGAACGAGATCAGCCGCAGGTATGTCAAGGATGAACCAGAGTTCTACCAACCTAAGTTACGTGCCGCTACCAAAGATAAGAAACAGGGTAGTGGTGAAGCTTTGATACTCAGTATACAACAGGACGAAGTTATCCGTCATGCTCACATCGAAGCAGTTAAACAGTACAGATACCTACTTCAGACAGGTGTTTGTGAAGAGCAAGCAAGGGGTATTCTTCCTCTGAACCACATGACAGAGTGGTACTGGTCGGGTAGCCTTGATGCTTTTGCTGATATGTGTAACCTACGTTGCAAGCCTGA